AGGTGTTCCTGTTCCCGGATCCGCGCGACCCGAAGAACCCGCAAAACTACCAGGTCCGGTTCAGCACCCTGCCGGCATACACAGACTCCGGCAACGTCGAGGGAGAGTTCCGCCAGGACTGCACCTTCACGATTCGGGAGGTGTAGCGTGTCGCAGCCAAGCCCTCCGATCTCGCTTCTCTCCGTCATCGCCAATATGGAACGCCACAAGCTCGCCAGCGGCGAGCCATGGCTGTTGCTGATGGATATCGAGTATCCCGGCAACGGTCTGCCGGCGCAACCTGGCCTCACCGTAGCGCAGTCACACGTTCGCCTGGTGAGGAACCTGGAGCCGATTACCTTCGACGCCGGTGACGGCGCAGGTCCGCAGGTCTATGAGCCCTTCAACTTCACGATGGGCGACCTGACTGTCTCCAGCAACGGCAGCGTGCCGGACTGCGAGATCCAGGCCTCGAACGTCATGCGCGTGCTGCAGGGAATCATCGAGCAGTACGCCGGCGTCGTCGGCGCCAACCTCTACCTCTATGCGGTCAATACGACCAACCCCGCCGGCGAGCCGGATCTGTCTATCGCGTTCACAGTCACATCGACCACGTCGGACGCCAAGCTGGTGAAGCTTAAACTCGGCGCGAGCTCACCCCTGCGCCGGCTCTTTCCTATATCGATGTACCGCCCGAACTTCTGTATCTGGCAGTACAACTCGCCCGCGCTGCAGGCTGCGGCCGCAGCTGCTCTGGCCGCCGGCAATACGGCTTTCCAGAATCCCGGTGCGCCGTGCGGCTACATCGGCTCGATGACGACGTGCTCGCACACGATAGACGGCACCACTGGCTGCCAGGCGCATAACAACGTGATCCGGATTGGGACGTTCCCCGGCATCGACACCAACGGCGCTGCCGTCGCGAGCGTGGCATGAACGCACCGATCCCAGCACGCATCTACGCGGACCTCGTCGGGAAGACGTTCGCGCTCCATGGCCGCGGTCCGTTCGAATACGACTGCCTCGGACTGGCGATGGAGTTCCAGCGCCGACGTGGGCTAGCGCTGCCGGCATATCTCACGGACGTCGACGAGCTGCACCGCGCGATCGCCGACGGCGGCCAGTTCAGCGAAGCACATCGCCTTGACGCCGCGGAGCCTGGCTGCGTGGTCCTGCTCCGATCTCCGGGGAGCGACTTTCACCGGCACATCGGCAGCATGGTCGATCGCTACCGCATGCTTCATGCCTCGGAAGACGCCGGCGCTTCCACCCTTGAGGTCCTGACGCGCTGCGCCTGGTCGCGGCGCGTGCTCGGTTTCTACCGCGTGGAGAGTGCCCTTTGATTCGCATCGTCCGCGTAACGAACCCGCTACAGCCGTCTGTTGGCCTTGAGAAGATCGACATCTACCCATCGGGCCTAACCCTTGAGAAATACCTTCTGCAGCATTCCTTTCGAGGGATCCAGGCTGATGGGGAATCCAAAGCGTTCCTCGACGACATAATTGTTTCGCTGAACGGTCATGTCTGGCCGCGCTCGATCTGGAACGAGATCACACCGCGTGACGGTGATTGCATCGTCATTAGCCCGAACATTGGCAACGGAACTGTCTTCAAAGCCCTAGGCGAGGTTGCGATCGCCGCGGCGTCGATCGCGCTGATCGCTTCCGGAGTTGGCGCAGGCCTTGGCGCGGCGTTAGGGGTCTCGACGGTCACGGGCAACGCCATCTTAGGTGGATCCATCAGCATCGTCGGCAACCTGGCGATAAGCGCGATCACGAGCCTGCTGACGCCGGCAGCGAAGCAGCAGACGCCGACCTACGCTTTCGACGGGCCCCATTCGCTCGCGCAGTCCGGAACCGTGATCCCCAAGGGCTACGGCACATTCGGCTGGGGCGGCAACATCATAAGCAGCTTCATCGACGTCGAGGGCATCGATCAGTACCTGAACGTCTTGGTGTGCTTCGGCTTCGGCCCGGCGCGCTCGATCACCGACATCGAGATCAACGGCAAGTCGATCGCCGAGTACGCGAACGTGCAGTACTACACGCGCCTGGGATCGAATGACCAGACGCCGATCGGCAACTTCAACCGCATCGTCAACGGCTATCCGCAGGACGCTCAGTGTCTCGCCGCTCAGCCCGTCATCGTTCCTGGTACCGGCACGCTCACGCAGATCCTCCAGGTCGACATCCAGTTTCCGGACGGCGTATTCGTCCACACCAACGACGGCAACATCGTGCCGGCATGGATCACCTACCTGGTCGAGTACTCACTCACTGGAGCAAATGACTGGCAGCCGGTCATCCAACCCGACGCGACCGAGGATGTCGTCGCGTACAACCCCATCACCGGTGAGATTGAGACCTACAACACCTGGGTTGCGGTGGCCACCGACCAGCCGCCTGATAGCGGAATCGTCTACGCCTCGGACAACGGGCCCCACAATCCCGGCGATCCCTGGTCTGGAACGGAAACGGTTCTCGTCGTCAATCCAGATCTGTCGACCTCCAGCTACACCAAGACCTTCATCGGCGAGTGGCAGATGACTGACCCGGACATCAACCAGGTCGAGGTCACGAGCTGGGGCGCCGGCTACGTCGCCTACTGCAACGCGACCACGCAGGTCTGCTATAACCGCACGTCGATCTATGGACTCACGCCGGGCTGCTATGACATCCGGGTCACCAAATACGGCAGCTGCCAGGACAAACACACGCTCTATCCCGGCGACAACTTCTCGCCGAACATCGGGCAGGATATGTGGATCCACTCGGTCAACGAGATCCAGCTGCAGGATCTCGCTTACCCGAATATGGTCCTGATCGGCGTTCGCGCACTGGCCACCGGGCAGCTCGGCGGCTCGGACATCAACGTTACGGCCAACATCACCCACGGCCTGCGCACGTTGGATAACAACATGCTGCCGGCCGAGCTGCAGGCGTTCGAGGAAGACAACCCCGCGTGCGTGGCGGCCGACATGATGCTCGACCCGCTGTACGGTGGCGGCCAGTACCCCGGCGTGACGCTCGCGAACATCAACCGCTTCATCGACAAGTGGGTTGCGTGGGCCGAGATGAACGACGAACTCGTCGCCGACGGCAACGGTGGCAGCATCCGTCGGCACGTCTTCAACGGCGTCTTCGACAGCGACGGGGGTAACCTCTGGAATCAGGTCAACGCCGTTGGCAACATGTCGCGCGCGCAGCTCATCCCGATAGGCCGCGACTATGACGTCTTCATCGACGGACCGGATGTGCCGGTGCAGATCTTCACGATGGGCAACATGGCGCAGGACTCGTTCTCCGAGACCTGGCTCGAGCTGGACGCGCGCGCCAACCAGATCGAGGTCCAGTTCGCCGACGCCACCAGGAGTTACAAACAGGACAACCCGATCGCTTACATGGACCCCGCGTTCCAGGACGCCGGCGTCACGATCAAGAACATGCGCTTCAACGCGCTCGGGATCACGATCCCGGCGCAGGCCTGGCACTTCGCGCGCTACAAGGAGCGCTGCAATGAGTTCCTGCTGCGCTCCGGAGCGTTCAGCTGCGACGTCGGCGCCGTTGCCTGCCGTGCGGGCAATGTCATCATTCTGTCGCACGACGTCCCTCAGTGGGGCTGGAGCGGCCGCACGATGCCCGGCTCGACCGCGTCGGCCGTCATCATGGACCGCAACGACCTGGTATCCACTGGCGGGACGAGCTACAGCCTGGTCGTGCTGCATCCGGCGATTCTGCGTTACTCAGGGACCGTTGGCGCGGTTTCGCAGGTGATCGACAGCACCGGTTATACCGTCGGCACGTCGATCGCAGCGAGCACCTTCGACGGCGACAACAGAATCACGCGCGCAGTCCTTACGCGCGACGGCATCGCATACGACTGCGCGATAGTGAGCTCCGCTGTTGGCTCCCTGATCGTGACGCCTCCGCCCGGCTACACGCCCGCCACTGGCGATACTTATCAGCTCTACGACACGGACGTCCTCGAAACATGCCCAGTCACAGCCGTAACCATGCGCAACGGCATCCAGACGGTCACCCTGGGCACGCCGCTCTCCGCTGCACCGGTCGACTATGCCATTTACCTCTATGGCGTGACAGGCGCACAGAAGCTCGCGCGGGTCACTTCCGTGAGGAAGGCGAGCGACTTCCGCGCCAAGATCGAGTGGATCGATTACGACCCCGAGGTTTATGTCGACGCCACGCCGGTCATCGGAGAAACCTCTGCTGCCACCACTTCGAACCCTGGTGTGACGTCGTTGCTTGGCAGCGAGTCCTGGACGCTGGTTTCCGGCACGTATGCCGGCAGCGCCAATCTGTCCTGGAAGAACGGTTCGGACACGGTGGGCGTAGCTATCTACGCGCAGAACGTAGTGACCGCGCCACTCGGCGTGCAGACGTCGCTTCCACAAATGGTTGCGCGGCTCACCAACCAGGCCACGAACTGGTCTACGCCGGCGCAGGTTGGCACGACGATCGAGTACACCGTCGTCGGCTTCGACGTGAACAACAACTTCGTCGGCTTCAACTCCGCGCCCAACGTTACGATTGCGGCTGTGGGAATCGCTGTGAACCTGCTGCAGGGCTCGACCTTCCAGACGGGCTTCGCATTTTGGAGCGTTAGCCCGCGGGCTGGTGACACCTTCCTCCCCGATCTCACGGACGATGGTGAAGCCATCTATACGACTGTCGGCACAGCTCTCACGGCCGCGCAGATGATTTGTTTCCAGAACGTGCCGTCGACCAAGTGGGCGGTCGGTGATTACCTCATGCTCTCGGGATATGTCGAGGACACTTGCGTCAATGGTGCAGCGCCAAACGTTGGCAGTGTTCTGCTATCGATCGTCTTCCTCAATTCCTCGGGCGCAACCATCAGCTCTGTAAGTGCGACGGCCGCGCTGAACGGTGCCACGCCGTTATTGAAGCGCTACAACACTGCATCTACGATCATCCCTGCCGGCACGACGCTCGTCTCGGCAACGGCCTCCATTGCCGGCACGAGTCTGAACATACCCGTCGGATCGACGGTCAACCTCAACCACTTCCTCCTCGAGATTGCGACGTCCGGCCAGACCGCACCCAGCGCGTGGGCCGACATTGACGTCAGTGGAAACGTTCTGGATATCTTCACGCTCGGTTCGAGCACCGGGCTGCGCGTCCAGGGTTCGGTGGTGCCAACCTTCACCGGAACGTTTGCCTATACCAGCACATCAAGCGGCCTCGTCATCTCCTGGTCAAACCTCGTGATCGCGTGGCCGGATGGCGGGTTCACCTATGTGTCCGACGGTTCGATGACGATCAGCGGACTCACCGCAACCACGGAGTACTATGCGTTCCTTTACTTCGACATCATCAACGGGGGAGTGAAGGCGGTAACTCCCACTACACCGATCGGGACGCCGGAGATTCTGAGTGCCGCGTATGATGTGCTTGCTGACGCTGCCTGCAAACAGGACGGCCGGGTCGCGTTGACTCCTGGTGGCTTCACAGCGACGACGGCCGCTTCTGGAGCCACCGGAGGTGTGGGAGGTGGTGTTGGTTTCCGCTGCACAGTCCGCGGCACAGAGCTGCCAACGCCGGAAGGGCTGCTGAGCAATGAGGACATCAAGGCACGTTTCGACGCCGGCGAGGAAGTGTTCCTGATCGGGCGCGAAGGTCCGGAGCGCATCCTCTCGGCCGAGTGGGTCGCCGTCGACGAGTGGTACAGGGTGCAAGTCCTAGGTTTCGCTATGTTTGGCGGATCAGCCAGCTTGCCATTGAAGG